CCCGGGGTCGTATCCACGAGCGTCCCCATGGTCGCCATCCTGGGGACCGCTCCGACCAAGCTGTAGGTTGAGCCGCCGTCGTAGGAGAGCCAGACTTCGGCCGAGCCCCAATCAGGATCGGTCATCGTCGCGGGCCGAGCCGCGATCCACAACTCCGGCCTTCCCTCCGTGTATCTGACTTCGGGGAAGGCCCAATACCATGTCGAACCGCCCGGGACGTTTGCGTGGTTGATCTGCGTCCCGTCCCCGGTCTGCCCGGAGTAGATCGCCGCCGTGGCCACACCGAATGGCCACTCCTCGGCCTCGACGGTCAAGGTTCCCTCGTCGTCCTCCTCGATCGAGGTGACACGCACCGGGAGCCTGTTGAAGCCGAGTCCAGCGTCCGTCAGCGTCACGAGGTCCATCTGCTCGAGGAGCACGTGCCGCCAGCCCAGCCGGAACGTGTAGTGGTTCCGCACCAAGACGGAGCGCTGGGCCATGAGCCGCGAGATGCGGAGCGCCACCTCCCGGGTCATGATGCAGGGCAAGGCGACCGGCGACGCGCGCCTGATGCCGCCCTGGATGGCGACGTCAGTCGGCTCGGGATCCTCGACTGAGCCGGGGCTGTAGTTGAGCGAGCGGTCCGTGAACTCGACAGGGATGGTGTTCGCGACGTCCGTCTGGCTGTTCGCCGTGACCTCGATCGGGTCCTCACCCTCCTCGACGATGAAGTCGCCGGGGCCGAGGTCGTAGACCGGCGTCACGTTCGCGGTGTAGGTGTGGCCGTTGCCGGTGGCGTTCGTGTCACCGTAGGGCAGGAACTTGATCTTGCCCTCGCTCCAGATCGCGGCCGTGTTCGTCGCCCGGAGGATCTCGTCGAGGTGCTCCTGGGCCGTCTTCTGATCCTCCAACTTCGGGGAGAGGTAGAGGCCGAGCGCGTGGCAGTAGTCGCCCCAGCGCGTGAGGTCGGCGCTGGAGATGCGGGAGGCGTCCCAGCCGCAACCCCAGGTCGTATCCGTCAGGATCAGGTTCGCAACGGAAGACGGCAAGGCATCGAAGCTGCTCACGCCCGTCGCGTAGAGCAGCCCCTTCACCTCGAACTGGTAGTTGCCGAGGCTCACCTGGTAGGGCAGGAGCGAGTGGCAGGCCATCGCGCTCCCGGTGTAGGCGAGCGACTCGGCCGGGTAGTTGGTCGCGAGGTAGCTCCAGGGCGTCTGCGGGTGCGCACCCGTGAGGATGGTGAAGTTCGTCCAGCCGAGCTGCAGGTTCGTGTTGAAGGCGAAGGCCTTGTCGCGCCAGACGAGCTGGACGCCGGTGATCGGGCCCTCGCAGAGCGTGAACATGATGTCGCAGAGGTTCAGCCGGACGGGGCCGCTCCCGCCGCTCTTGCCCTTTAGCGAGCTGCCGACCTCGACCGTTCCCTTGTCCTTGAACCAGGCGATGTTCGGGGCGACGCGGTTCAGACCGAAGACGATTGGGATGGGCCGTCCGTACGTCGCGGTCAGGATCGCATGCACCGACAGTTTCGGCGCGTCCGGCCGGTCAAAGAGCTTCTTCCAGAGAAGGTAGGCGAGGTCGAGCCCCGGGAGTCCGACTATGCCGGACATGGCCAGAGACTCCAGACGCCGACGCGACGCTCGGCAAGGGCGGGGTTGCGCTCGTCGTCCGGGACGACCGCCGTGCCCCAGGCGTGGATCACCTCGGGCCAAGCCGTCACGATGGCCGAGTGCGAGACGCACCGGCCGAAGCGATAGAGCACGATGTCGCCGGGCAGGGGCGCGCGGTCGACGCGATGCGCATACTTCTCGACGAGATCGAGGAGCCACTCGTCTCCCCGGTGCTTCATGAACTCGGGCGAGTAGATCGGAACCTCGAGCCCCTCGGGGAGCAGGCCGACGGCCGAGTAGACGCCGAGGAGCAGCCCGCCGCAGTCGGCGCCGGCGCCTCTCAGCCGAGCGGCGTGCCGGAAGGGCGTCCCGACCCAGCTCCGCGCCTCGCGGACGATCGCGGCTCTCGCCTCTGCCTCGGTCACCTGGCGGTCTCCGACGTCGGCACGTAGGGGTGGCCGCGGAAGTTGGGCAGGTTCACGTACTTCGTGCTGCAGGTCGCCATTGCCTTATCGCACCCGGGCCGCACCTCGAACGTGTCTCCTCCGCCGCAGGCCACAGGCAGGGCGCGGTCCAGGGTGAACCGATGGCAGAGGTCGCCGCCCTGGTTGTAGACGTGGTCGGTGATGGCGCGGACGAGCCCCGCGTTCACACCCGAAGTCACCTTGAGGACGCCGAGGTTGAACCAGCCCGTCGGTGCCGGATCCACCGAACCGACCTTCTTCTTGATGGAGCTCGCGGAGTATACGAGGCTCGCGCTGTTCGGGCCCGATGCGGTGACGGCCGCGCTCTGCAGGTAGTCGGAGAGGAGCAGCGTACAGCCGGCGTCGAAGAGGGCGCGGGTGCACTGCGGCTGGATGACCTGGTGCGGCAAGCGCTGGGTCAGCGTCTCCAGCTCGGACTTCACCGGGAGCTTGATCTGCGTGCTCGTGATCGTCGGCTCCGCGATCCGCCCCTCGAACCAGTGGAGCGGGTTCGCCTGCGCTCCCGTCGCGGTGTCGAGGAAGAGCCGCTGGACGAGCGCGCGACCGCTCCGGAACTTCCCGAGCGCTGCGGCCGGGGCGATGGGAATCGATCCGTAGAGCACCGTTTCGTTCACGCCCAGGGTAATGTTCAGCGTATCGACCTGGAGACCGATCGCCTGCTTCGTGCGACCCCGCTTCACCGTCGGCACGCCAGCGCTTCCGGCCGCGAGAAACGTCGAGCCTCCGACGACCAGGTTGTAGACGCAGTCCGTCCACCGGAAGATGGTTCCGTCCTGGAGCGTGAGCGTGTAGAGGTCCCAGACGGTGAAGACGTTGAGCGCCAGCATCGCGTCGAGTGCCGGGCTCGTCGTCCTCACGGGATCACGCTCCGGAGGTCCACCGAGTTGGCCTCCCAGATCGTTTGTACCAGCCGCTTCCCGGTCATCGAGTCAGAATCGAACCGGACGCGGCGGTAGTAGTGGCCCGTCCACGTCAAGACCGCCGCGGTGGTAGGGGCTGAACCGAACGTGACGATCCCGGTCGATCCGATTGTGTAGTCCGTCGTGACCGTCTTCCGAACCCCGCCCACGTAGATGGCTGGGGAGGGAGTCGGCATGTAGTCGGTCGCCACGGAGCCCGGCTCCATCTGGCCGCCCCATGCGCTAACCGTAAAAGAGGAGTTGACCCCGGGTGGTGAGTAGATCGCGAGGGCATTGCCGCTCGTTCCGCTCGCGGTCACGGGCAGTTCGAAGCGTTGCCAACTGGAGGTGATGTTGCACGTCACATACCCCACAGGATCGAAGATGCAGAGGCGCAGCGTTAGGGGCGAGGTGCTACGCAGGTAGATCGAGCCCGCCCTTTTGGTGCCCGCGGTCGGAGTGTCGATATCGTGCCATATCCGCCAATCACCAGCCGCCCCGGCCCCGCTGTAGACGATCTGATCGGCCGTGCTTCCGCCCAGGGGGTCCGTGTCTGCATTGGCGTTAATCGTGACCCCTGTGTTCTTGAGCCACGCCGCGTTGTTCAGTTCCTCCGAATATGAAAGGAGGTTGTATGTCGCGTTGAGATCCCAAACCGGCTCGTACCCATCGCCGAACGCGGGCCAGTAGGCGCGGGTCGCCGCGCTCGGGAGATCGGCGCTCGGGACTAGTGACCGTTGGAGCTGGAAAGCCACCGTCGTGGCGTTCCCGACGCCGAAGGGGTGCGCCGAGACCGCGCAGTCCTCCGGATCCGTGAAGAGGAACGAGTCCCAGGCGCCGGCGTGCCGGGCGAAGAAGCCGACGAGCTTCTGGAGCTCCATCAGGGTCGCCGCCGAGCGGAGAAACTCAAAGTTCATCCGGTAGCGGTAGCGGGGCGCCGACCATGCTGACCGGCGTTGCTCCTTGCCGGAGAACGCCTCCTTGATCTGAGTCCTGTAGATGGGCTCGCGCTCGAGATCGACCTTGACGCCCACGAGATCGGGGAAGACGAGGTTGCTCATCTGATCTGCCCGC